GCAATGTGTTGAGAGAACTGGGTGATCCTGCAGGTGCTATTCCGTTCAATCAACGTGCTGTGCAACTTGATAGCAACACTGTGACCAATCACTTTAATCTTGCTGTGGCCTATTTGATGAGCGGTGACTATGCACAGGGATGGCCTGCATACGAAGCTAGACACAACTTTGAACACCTGAAAGGCACACTGCCAGAATATCCTTGGCCAGTTTGGAACAGCGAAGACTTGCAAGGCAAAAGTATTTTTGTACGTGGCGAACAAGGACACGGAGACATTATTCAGTTTGTGCGCTTTGTACAAAACTTAAAGAACATTGGTGCTGCTGTGACCATACAAGTGACTGATGCCATGGTGTCACTGATACAGTCAAGTGGCGTAGGGCAAGGAGTTCAAGTACTGACCTATAACCAAGACCCAGGTGAACACTTTGATTATTGGATTCCACTGATGAGTATTCCCGGAAAAATAAATGTGCGTGTTGAGAACTTGCCCACTACTATTCAATATCTGGATCCTGGGCGACTGTTGATCGACAACTGGCGTAGAAACTTAGGTTCCAAAAACAAACTACGAGTGGGGTTTGCGTGGAGTGGCAGACGCGACAGTTGGATCAACCAACACAAAGCAATGCCGTTTGAGCACATGCTTGAACTGGTCAAAACTAATCCCAATTATGACTGGTACAACTTGCAAGCTGATTGCACAACGGAAGAACAACAGCAACTGGTTGACGCAGGTGTGCATTGTTTTCCAGGTGGTACTCCTGCATTTGCTGACACAGCCGGGCTGATTGCCAATCTTGATGTGGTCACCAGTGTTGACACTGCCACAGCACACTTGAGTGCAGCATTGGGCAAGCCCACTTGGATCATGTTGAACAACTATGCACCGTGCTGGCGCTGGCTGCTCAACAGAGACGACACTCCGTGGTATGCCACAGCCAGATTGTTCCGTCAGCCCGCAATGGGCGACTGGGCGTCAGTTGTGAAAAAAATCAACTTGCACTTGAAGCTGTTTAAGATTTAACTGGCTTTTGTACAACCGGAACTGGTGGCACTGGTGCAGGCCTGGGTTGGTTGAGACCCAATGCTGTTCCTACAGGGCTAGCATGCTTTTCTGGAAACAATCCTGAGTATTTGATTTGTGCGATCATTGTGCAAATATTTAGTCAATAAAAAACGCCCCGAAGGGCGTTTTTGTTTTTTCGTTTCCGAAAAGTCTTTTTCTGATTAGGAGAAAGACAAGTTTTGTACAGCGATTTCGCCAACATAATCAGCAGCGTTACCGAATGAACTTGCAGTGTTGGTAAGCTCGACGAAGCCATAACGAGTCATAAATGACACGACTGGTTCGAATGTTGATGGATCCAACACAACTCCACTGCTCATCAATGGAATGTATGGGCAATAGAATGCGGCTGCATCAGCTTCACTAGAACCTTTGTATCCAACTAGAACTGGACTTGAGTCTGTAGCGTAGCTGTTGACAAACACACGCATTGCACCGTTCAATGTTCCAACAAACTTGGTGTTTGTAGGAGCTTCGAATGTGCCTTCTGTTGTGCGAGCAAAAGCACTAGTTGTAGCACTTTGTAGAACTGTCAAACTAGCTGGTGAAACAACAGCCCAGTTACCAGCACCGCGACGTGTGCGTTGTGCAATCAAGTTGGCAACACGGTTGATTAGAACTGCCAATGCGGCATGCTCGTCACCAACGAATGTGGCTGTACCTGATACAGTAGCTTGGTTGTATGTGTACTCAGTAGCGGCCAAACTGCTCAAGCTCAAGAGAATCTCTTGGTCAATTTCAGCAGTAATTTCTTGGGCCAAAGCTGCCATGATTTCTGCTTCAACGTCAATACCATGCATGGCCTGTGCGTCTTGTGCAGATTCAAATGTCCAGCGAGCTTGCAACTTACGTGTCTTGGCTTCAACTGCTTGCTTCAAGATTTGTACACTAACTGTCTTACCGCCGTTGCCTTCCATGGCAGCTGTTGAAGCGCCTTGGTAGTTGGTGGTTGTTGTGCCTGCATTGTTTGCAGCAGCTGGGCTTGATGAATAAGCTGTAGCAATTGTGAACGGGCTCAATGCTTCTTGACCAGCAGCAACTGAAGTAGCAGCAGCTGAGTTGTCTGTCAACGCACTGGCGTAACGTACACGCAATGTGTGGATCTGTCCAACTGGACCTGTCATTGGCTGAACACCAACCAACTCGTTAGCAATAACAGTTGGCATGACACGTCGGATAACTGGTAGAATCACACGGTTTAGTGTGGCGATGTTACCAGATCCTGTTGAACCAGCACTTGCATTTTCTTTCAAGTACTTGCGTGTATTCTCAAGAATAACGTTCATACTACTGCGCTTAGAACCGTTTAGACCTTCAAGTAGTGCTTCCTTGGTCTCGTCCCAGCGACCTTCTAATAATTGTTGTGACATTTTATGTCTCCTTTAAAATTAATTCAACCCTGCCAAACGCTTGATGTCAATTACATTGCTGGTATCAGCAACTTCTTCAACATATTGGCTACGGGCAGATTTATCGCCAGTGACTTCGGACACGGATTCTGTAATTACTTTTTGGGCTTTTACAGAGCGGTCTGTTAGAACAGCTGGAAGATACTTTTCAAATGCGTTTTTCAAACGTGATGTTTGTACGCTTTCGAGTAAACTACTCATGACTTCGGCTTTTTCCTCGTTTAAAGGTGCCAACAAATCGTCTAATGTGGCTTGACGCTCATTGGATTCCTTGATCATGCGTATTTCACGCTCTTTACTCTCATTAAGAACTTTTGCATTCTTAATAAGTTCGATGGCTTCAGACAGCTTGGAATCTTTTTGTGCAATTGTGTCGTGTAACTTGCGTACTTCTGCCTTCTCATTGAGATGGGTAGCACCAAATTCACTTGCATATGCTTCAAAGATACGACGACCAAAATTGTTCTCACGAGCAACTTTGATGTCTTCTTGTAACTGACTGAGTTCAGCCTTTAGATGTTGGCTTACAGCTTTGCTCATTTTCTGTGCTGATTCTTTTACAAAACGGCGCTTCAATGATTCTAGCTGGCCACGTGCTTCGCGGACTAAACGAACTTTTGTTTCCACAACAGCTTGTTTGTCGGCCGCAAATTCTTGAATTTCACGGGCTAGTGCATGCACAATAAAGCCTTCCAATTTCTGGAGTCCTTCATTGTGTTGCTTGCGGTCTTTGCGCAACTCGCCAATTTCTTCGGCTAATTTAGAAACCATGAAGCTGTTGAACTTCGTTGCGGATTCTTTCATTTTGCCGTTGAACTTGACACGATCTTCTGCAATAGCTTGCTTTTCAGCAGCAATTGCTTGGATCTCAGTTGTAAGACCTTCTTTTACCATACGATCTAGGGCTTCCACCATCACTGTTTTATCATGTTCATAGCGTTGTGCAAACTCTTCGCGTAGCTCTGCACGTACTTGTTCACGAGCTTCTGTCATCTTGGCTTCCCAAGCTTCAGAGATCTCCTGGCGAGTTTCCTCGGTGATCAAATCGCTGTCTAGTAACGGTTTAATAGCATCTAACATGCTTATTCCTCCCTAATTTTAAGATCTTTGATCAGCTTCACTATTCCACTTTTCAAATATCTTTGTACCTTGTTGTCCGCCCCAGCTTCTTTTGCCACTTCCAACAATCTATGTCCGTACTTCATGTTCATGAGGCCTTCGTAAATTGCTGTTGGGTATGCATTTGGAGCACTGGGTTGTGCAACTACATCTACAGTAACTATTTCAAAGTCACTGACATGTCCTGTTCGGTCGTCGACATTTCCTGATCCACGACTTGAAACACCTAATTTAACACCGCTGTCCAACATGGTTTTGACCAGTTGTCCCATTGGCGTAGGTAATATTTTTAATTTTCCATAACCTATTGCGCCGTCGCACCACATTTTATCTATGGTGTGACTGACACGGTCTAAGTTAATTTTGAGATCATCCGGATGATCTACTTCGCCTAATACCGAGTTGCCATTTTCAAGTTGTTCATTGATCGTGCCAACTGCTTTACGGATCTCGTGAGCCGGGTATATTCTTTCGTTGGCATTGCGCTTATCGCCTTCGATACAGATACCTTGCATGTAAAGGGTCTTACCAGAACCGTCAGCAGCTTCCTCCGTGAGCACTTTTACTTGTGCTTGGTGGAAGCTGAGATGTTCTTGTAGATAACGAGCCATAATCTATTAAACCGGTGACTTGGTGTTTACACCAGCAGCTTGTGTTGTAACAGGCTTTGGTGCGGCGCCTTGTGCAGGACTAGTTGTCATGCCCATGTCTTTGGCAGCAGGAGCAGAACGGCCTTGTGCAGTATCACCAGTCATTTTAACTGGACTAGCTGCCATGCCTTTAGCACCACTGTTAGCGGCCACTGTGGACTTGCTGTTTGTTCCAGCAGGTTCTGTAGTAACTGGCTTTGGGGCTGCTTTAAGATCAACGTTTTCCATCATGCCCATTTCTGGCATCATTTCTTCGTCGTCTATTTCAACGTCTGCATCCATATCCATCATGTCTGCGTCCATTTCGTCTTCGGCTTCTTCTTCTCCGCCCATCATGGCTTCAAATTCGGCCATTAGTTCGTCGAGCTTGTCTTCGAGATCAACAACACGGTCTTCGATGTCATCTTCTTCGTCGGCTAATTCGTCTTCTTCGCCTGCTTCGGCACCAACTTCAGCGCCAAATTCTGCGGCTGCATCCATTTCTTCTTCGCCTTCGCTCATACCTTCTTCTTCGGTCTCAACGTCAGTGATCAAATCGTCAGCAGCGTCGCCGTCGTTCATCATGCCTTCTTCGACTTTTTCTTCATCGTCTTCAGATTCTTCTTCTTCAGAGACTACTTCTTCGTCCATTAGATTTTCATAAATTTCGCGTGATGTCTCAACTACGATTTCATGAAAAAGTGCTTGTGCTTCGTTTTCCTCATCGTTAATCACGTGTTCGATTAACTTTTCAAATTTTGATGTCATAATTTTCCTCCAGTAGGTTATGGCTCATGTTTAGTACTTACATAAAAATAATAAACTTGGTATATTTAGCTGCCAAAACTGGTGTTTTTGGCAGAAATATTACAAAATTTTATAAACCTGGAGGTTGAGCAGGCGGAGCGTATTGTTTACGAATATCTTTGAGTTTTTCATTATATTCGTATTGTCTCACGTCCGACATCTGTCGTAGTTTAGATAGTTGCTTCAATGTCAAACGAGTCTTACGCAATTGGCCTTGCTGGGGCTGGCTGTTGTCCTGAGAGATATCTTGATAACCTTCAGGTTGCTTTTCGTACAGTTCGTTTAAAATCATAAAAGTATTTATGCAGTTGGGGGCGGAACAGCAGTAGGAGCAGTTCCTGGACCAGCAGGTGCGCCTGGCACAGCGCCTATATCAGCACTGCCTTCTGGTGGCATTGCAGCAAATGCATCACCAGTTTCAATATCACCTTCCATGCCAGCAGGTGTAATGCCGATACTGCGCAGGTCT